CCATACCAACTTCTGTATCAGGACGTGCCTTACGATACTTACCGTCTGTTGCACCCTCGTCTAGGGATGCATTCATTGAACGTGATGAGTTAACTGCCATTATGCCATCTTACCTTTCACTCGTTGAGTATTGCGCTGAGTTACACAAGACAGGCAATGACCTCTATTCGCCATAAATTCTACGGGGTTCATTATGACTCCGCAGGTTGGACATGGTGCAGATCCGTTATATTTTGTCGCATTCTCAGCAATTTGCCGAGCCTGCAATTCCATTGTGAGCATGCCATCGCCATCGTCAGCCATTAGAACCCCAACTTTGAAGCGCAAGACTCGCATACACGGCCTTGGCCAGCATAGTCTTGTGCGCCCTTATTACCGCAAGATTCACATTTCCATTTTGGGTTGTCATTTCCATAGACAGTTTCATTTTCCCAAGTCTTCATAGCATTACGAGACAAAGGAGTGTTAGGAGAACGTTTTGGATCTTTACTTCTATCTGGAACTTGATTAACCATTAGGTAGTCCCCAATCCGTTACGTTCTGCTGCCTGATAGCCAGCGACTCCACCTGAGTACCAAGATACACGAGGCTCTGTGTAATTTCTGTCGATAGTCACAATGTCATCAATTCCAGGTTGACTTCTATCCCCATAACCGTAACGTTCTGGAAATAATTGGATCTGTGGAAGAGGTGGACGGACCATGGCCTGAATGTCAGCGCCAGGAATATTCATAACCATTAGAGCCTGCTGTGTCAACCGCTCCATGTTTGATGCCCATGGGCCTAGGTATGAATAACGTTTTGCTACTTGATCAGGCTGTACTGGTGCACGCCAAGGCTTTGTGTGATCGTAAACTCCATCGGTGTATTGTGTCATCCAATTGCTCCACGATGAGTGACCCAAGAAGTTGCTTGCACTTTGTGTGGAACATCTACTTCAAGTTCTCCTGCTGCTGCTTTATAGGCGTTAGCAAAATGTTTGTAACGACCTAACGACGACAATCCTAAATTTTCAGACATAGGTTTGTGACCACTTGGTCCAACGGTTATGTTACGTTTTGATTTTCCACCTTGACCAGCAAATGGTCTTCCTGTTGCAATATCGTAAGCGTGACGGTCGATAGTAACAGGCTCTGGATTGCTTGGGTCGTGGATATTTCCAAAGAAACTACGCACCTTGTGCCCACCTAGTACAGCCTCTGGATCTTCACCAGCATTAATTCTTTGTGCTTTCATGACGGAATCTGGAGACAGGTGTGTTGTTGTCCCTGTCTGTATAAGTTCGTGAGCCTTAGAAATATTTTTTTCCCAACTTGTTAGTGGGGATAACGCAGCAATAATTCCTGCGCCTCTCTTAGGGTCTCCAGGCGTTAACTTACTTGCAATGTCGTGAGCCTGCTCATACCAATGAGACCCACCCTTTAACATCTCTGGAGATGCTTCATTGTACTTTTTTATAATGTTTTCTACGTGACCTTTAAATTGAGACTCTGCAATATTTTTATCCCAACGACCTTCGTGGTTAACGCCAAAGTACGCCATGTTATGACCACGCTGGTCTCAAATAGGCAAGCATCGCCTGACGGCGTGCATCAATGGTGGTTGGTCCATCTGCTTGTGTGTTGGCCTTACCATCATTGACAAGGTGTGGAGCAGGAGCAAGTTGAGTTTGTGGTGCCCAATGCGGCATTACGTATGTGACAGCACCATTGTTATTTACAAGTGTTGCTTTCATTTGCCGTTCGATACCCATCATAGGGTTAACACCTTCAGGCCAGTAGTACATAGATGGCTCAATACGCTCACCTTTATGTACGCCACGTTGGTACGCCTTTTGATTAACACGATTCTTGATTGAATCAAGAAGACGATCATCTCGACGGGATCGTATCGTTCCAAGGTAGCCGTCTGGATACTCCGCAGAGGGTATACGTCCCACTCCAATACGAAGGGAATCCATTGTGTCTCTGGCTACAGGTGTACCTGCACCACCTTGATTGTTATAGCCGTTTAAACCGCCAGCGCCAAGTGATTGCCAGTTCTGTTGTGGTGAGAAGTTGTTATATCCACCAGCCATGATTAGGCCTTCTTCTTAGCGTTATAAATATTTTGATAAGTTTTTGTATCCCACATAGCGTCTTCGTCACGGGCTTCCATTAATCTATTGGCTTGGCTTTTACTGGAGAATGCTCTTGAGGCGTCCATTTGTACGCCCTTTGCTTTCTCTTCTTCGTTAACCCAAGAACCTAGTTGTGCGCCTTTGGCATCTTTAGTTGCAAGGCGAACTCGTTCAATATGTTTTGCTGCATCATCTGCAGTCATCTGTGGATTATCGTTACCAATATCTAAATATTGAGTGCGAATTCTATTTCCTTTTGGATCATTTTCGCCGCCAACTACGTAACGACCGCCTTTATTTTCTACTGCAAACTTATCTTCACGAAGGTTATAAGACTCACCCATATTTTTATTAGTGCGTTCTGCAAAAATAGCAGCACTGACTGCTGGGTGCGCTTTAGCAGGAGGACGGTTTACCGCCTCTTGAATACGCATATTCATTTTTGCTATATTTTGTTTAGGCATTAATCTCTACCTGCTCCTCTATCGGATTGCGGTACAGAAGGTTGAGACGCACTATCATCCCAACTAAAGGTTGTTCCTCTTGTCTTTTTTGATAAAGAAAGAGGACGCCCACCACTCAAACTGCGGGTAGTCCATGCGGTTGCCTGTGCAGTACTGCCCATGGTTGATGAACTCAACGACAGTGGTATATCTACACTAGGCGATTGCGCTGAATAAGAACTGTCGCTACCGCCGAATTGTGAATTCGACAGTGGCATTTTTAGTAAACGCTATCTGTTCCGCTTTGGAAATTTGGATTTTGACGACCTGCAACAGAAGGAACGATCTTTGCGTTCATCATTGTTGCGCCTGCTTCAGAAGAATGAATTGCAGGGAATTTAGCAGTAACACGATACTGAGCGCCCATGCGTTCTGATGCAGCAGAATTTCCAACAAGAACGTTCTTCTTGTTTGCTTTTCCACCTGCGGTTGGATCTGCTGCCTGTGTGTTTTTCTTAGGCATCAATTTTCCTACCGATGGAGTTCCGCTTACGTTGTTGAACTGCGCTGCATCCATACCCATGTAGCGACGTGGACTGTTTGCGTGTTCTGCAGAAGCAATTACTTCTTCTGGTGTCATGTTATTTCTGCTCATACTCTTACCTGCCGCTTCGTGATGGTTGGAGGGTGCGCCCATGCGACGACGCATAGCGTGGCCCATAGAGGTCCAAGTTGCCATTGTGACTCCTTAATCTTGTTCTAAGGATAGGACTGTTTTAGTGTGCTGTAATGTGAAACACGATGGCGGATATTTCCCCATCACGAGATTCAATAGTGGTAAATCCTGGAATACAAGATAAATCCATGCCTCTTGGGGCTACATATCCACGGGCAATAGCAATTGCTTTGACTGCTTGGTTTACTGCTCCAGCACCGACAGCACGAAGTTTTACTTCTTTCTTGTCATAAATTGCATGAGCAATAGCAGAGGCAACGCTTTGAGGGTTTGATCCTGCACTTACTCTTAAAAACGGTTCTTCAGTAAGGGGTGCATCGGGTGTTGTATTCAATTGTTAGTCCTTTGGTTCGAGTTAGTGTGCCGCTCCTGGACTAAAGGGTAAGGCTAAATTCTTGCTTGGTCTCGGTATTTAGGGTCTTCAATTTGTTCGGCTACTGCCCTCTCGATTTCATCAATCGCAGTTTTTCCAGCAAGCCTTCCTAAAGCGTAGGCATCTGCAGCATTGTCATCGTTAAACTCTATGCCCCACCTCTTATAGATCTGTAAAAGCATCTCTTGTTTTTTAGAGTTTCCTTTACCAGATGCATACTTTTTTAATGTCATTGGCGGAACTTTTAATGGGAATCTGCGTTCGTCATCTTCTTCAAAGAAGTCAAAGATGGTCAGACGAACTGTTGCCGAAAGTTCTCCAAGAACCAGAGCGGCATGGCTGGCAAGGACTGTGCCTTCCATAGCGATGTCTTGGATTATTGCGCCTTGTTCTTCAAGATACTCAAGATGGTCTATAAGCCATTGGCGAATATCTGCCAATCTTTCCACGCCAAAATAAGGAGATTTGTATACCCAAGTAATGTGTTGCGAAGGATCTAAGGTATGAACTGCAGATAAACCAAAACCAGTAAGGGATTGATCAATCCCAATCCCTACTGGTACTCCGCTTGGTAACTTTCCATCAATCAGTTTGGTTGGCACGGCGCTCTCTTTCTTCAATTACCATCTCAATGGTTCCAAGATACCCAGCGCCGTCCGTTAAGTTATCCCGTTTGTGCATGTAAGCCTCTCTAGCAATTTTAACCCACGTCATTGCCATGCCTACTTGTTCTTCTGTAATTTCGCAGTCAAATATAACTTCCCAACCCTTTTTAATTCGGTTGAAGTTATCTAATGGATGATCATAAGTATAGTTACGATCTCCATGTATTAATTCTTCTGCTTCTTGCAGAATTGATTTACTGGATGAAGACATACTTACCTGTCAACCACTCATTGCTTGCAGTAGTAGTTACTGGGTTTCTGTTTGTTAAAAATAAAGCAGCCAACGCTGCTGATGCGTTAGATGTTCCAACCATAAACTTAGTTGTCCCATTATTGTTAATAACATACCAACGAGCATTGGTGTAGTAACTTGTCTGTGCATTTCCATTGCTGTAACGAGCAATATACGGTTTAGCAGTTGGGTCCCATGCTTTTCCTGATGAACCTGGATCTGGATTATCTGTTGCTCCAACAGATACTACATCTGGCAAACAAGCAATAGAATCCATAGCACTACGGTTACTTGCGTTACCAGTTGCTGCAACTACTGCAACACCCTTTGCCTTTAATGCTGCAACAACTTCAGTTGTTCCTGCAGGAACTCTACACCCTGCAAAAATTCCTCCTTGAGAAACATTTACTACTTGAATGTTGTACTTGGCTTGATTTAATAAAACCCAATCCAATGCCATTTTTACTGATTGGTTTGTGTAAAGAGTTGGAGATCCGTTTGCACTCATACCTAGAATACGAATAGGAATGACTTTTGCAGTTGGGGCTACCTTAAGAACAACAGACATCATTTGAGAACCATGGTCAAAGGCTGTGTGTTTAGTTGGTGGTAAATTTGCTGCTCCAGCACCTTCCATGGTCGGTTTACCATTAGGGCATAATGCAAACTCTATTACGCAATACTCTGCAACAATATTGTCTTTAAACAAAGAGGTATTTGTGCCTGTATCAATTACCGCAATTGATGGGGCAATATCTGCATGTGCTGGTACAAACGATGCTACTAATAGCGTTAGTACAATTAATAATTTTTTCATAATGTAAATGAATCCCTCCGACCCATTGTCTGTGAACGACGACTTATTTCCCTAGATACCAGAGTGATGTCTCGTTCTTGGTTGTTCAACATCATCTCTAGGATCTTGCGGTAAGCGTACTTCTCCTCATACTTATCACGCAAATCCTGAATGTCTGGGTCTATATCTATCTGCGCCTTAATAAGCGAGACTGTGGTTCCTTTGGGCGCTCCTGTGTTTAATCTCACAAGAGCCTTACTCTCAGCCAATTCTGCTTTACGCAAGGAGTCACGTTCTGCTAGTTGAGCCTGAACTAACTGGCTAGACATATAGTCAGCCCATCCTGTAAGGACGGTAAACATCTCTGCCAGTTGCTCACTGCTTAATTCTGTGATGTCAGGTGGAAGGACTGCTTGGTCGTATGCTGGCTTAGGCAACTCCAAGCCACTTTGCATCATAGGAGTTAGTTCCATATTAATCTCCGATCAAGTCACATTGTTTACAGCCACTAGAATCTACGTTGCACTTAGGCATTACATCTGCTTCGACAGCATCTACTACTTTTTGTGCGCCGTAAAATACTCTTTCAACGATGTCGTAATCTGCTTTGACAGTGAACTCTTTGTAATCTTGGTCTGCCTTTAACTCATAGATAAAGACAATTTCTTTTGGCGCTTCTTCTCCGTACATACGCTTTGCAAGTTCTAAATACATCTGACCTTGTAGTAAGTGACCACGGAAAGGACGACGGATGTTCTTCCAGGCCTTAGTCAAGTCATGATCAGCATCACGCAGTAACTCTGGCGCTTCAAATCTTAATGTTCCAGCACCAATAGATTTAATTTCAATAAGGCAATCTTCTCCTATGCCCTTGATCCATCCATCAGTATGACCAGCAATACGCAATTTGTCATCTAACATAGCAACTTCACCGTACTGCAAGAGGTTTGCTTTGGCATCACAGTAAGCGCACTTTGTAGGTGATGTGGCTGTAAAAGTTCCCTCACAATACAGACAGTTCCACTTGCCGTACATAACGCCCATCTCCGTAAACCATGACTGCCACTTGTGGTGGATGGCGTGGCCTTCGTCAAAGATAGATTGAAGACGTAGCCCTGGTTTGTTTGCCTTCTTCTTTCCACCCTTGAGTAGGTAGAAAGCATAGCGATGACACCAATCGGATTTAATAATTTCTGATGGGTGGAGTACATCGGTACGACGATCTGACTCTGGTCGTTTCATCAGGTGACGTTCAATGTCACCCATGAGTCTGCTCTCTGTCTTCTTTGCATCTAAAAACCGTTTTAGATCTGTCGTTTGTACCATTAGTTATCCTTGTCTATACCGAGAATAAAATCTTTGAGAGTTATTTTTTTCTTAAATTTCTTTTGCCATTTTCTCATTAAAGCATTTCGTTCTCTATGGCTTAGACCGCCCCAAATTCCATGGGGTTCGTCTCTTTTGACGGCGTCCCACAGACACTCTGCACGTACTGGACAAGGATTTTTTCCTGTCTCACCAAGACAGAATGACTTGGCATGCGTAGCAATTTTTTTATACTGATCTTTGTCACGAGGAGGGTAGAAGATGTCAGTTTCTTGTCCTGAGCATCGGGCTTTATATCTCCAAGCGTATTCTGGTTCATCCATTGATTAGGCATCCTTGAGTTTGTCTCGCAGTTCTAGGAAATCGTCTTCAAGAAGGATCACGTAATCCTCCCCATCTAGATGGATGCCAAGCACTGGCATTCTCCCATCAAGTATTGCCTCTCTTACAATTTTCTTGAGGACATCGGACTTTACGGTGGCTTGTTTTTTACCAGTCCACTTATGTTCAATCAAGAGGTCGCTTGATCTCACATCGCCCTTTCTTGACCAGAACGCCCCAGATCCTGCATTAGTAGAACCGCCAACTTTCTTGGCAAGTCTCTTCTCATGCTTCTGTGACTGTTTCTGGCCTTCAGTCTTCAAGTTCTAGTTTTCCTTCTTTGTAGCCTTCTATAATTCTTGGAACAAGGTAGTAAAGTGTCTCACGCCAAAAACAATCTGAACAACCACAGAATGGTTCTGCAGAAAGTGTCTCTGGAATATCTTCTTCTTCGCCTTCCATAACGGCTTCAAAAAGCATATCGGTGTAAGCCTCTACACCTTTCTCCAACTCGTTTGCCCATGGTTGATCTGTTACATGAAACTTCTTAATCATCAGCCTCTCCTGCCATTGGTAAATCAGAAGTAGAAAACACTAACTTTTGAATCTCTTCCTTAAGATCTATCTCAACACGAAGGCTTTCAATAACTGGTTCAATGCCTTGCCATTTGCGTTCGCCAAAGTAATACCATCCACCCTTACGGTCGATAAGTCCTTTAACAACTGCAAGAGATACGATCTCTTTAGCAAAATCATATTCACCAGGGACACAGTCTCCACCATCAGCAAAGTAAAAGTCAAAGTACGCCACACGTTGTGGTGGTGCTGTTTTATTTTTTAGTACACGAACCTTGATGCGTTGACCAATTCTGTTTTTGTTTCCACTTGGACCAATCTCAATCCACTCATCACGTTTAATTTCGCAACGAGTAAAGAATGCGTAGTCCTTACCTTGACCACCAGGAGTAGTGCGAGGATCACCGTGCATAACGCCAATCTTCATACGGTACTGGTTAATAATCAATCCCAAAATAGGGCGTTCATTCTCAAGAAGGCTCCTCTTCATCGCAGCACCTACAACACGGAAGAATTTATTAGTAAGTAATGCGCCACGACCAACGGTCATTTCGTTCATATCCTTCTCCATTTCTGGAGCAGGGGACAGCGCAGGCAATGAATCTAATACGATTGCATCAACTGATTGAGATTCT